TTCTTAATTTAGATGCATTGATAAGTGTATTTGTTGAACCTAAAAATTCACATTCAAACTCTGTGGCAAATTGTTGTTCACTTGTATTAGCAATAGTTTCTTTTTTCCATTTTTCATCACGACCTGGTACCTCTGTCCAATGCACCTCAATTGGAATATAACTATTTCTTTTATATTGAGCATCATTCCATATTTTGTAGAACATGTTCATACCGTGTGGTGTAGAAACAATAATAACCTTTGTTGATTTACCAGATGATATTGTAGGATATACTGAACTAAAAAATTGCTCTGCAACACTAGCAGGTACATATGCAAACTCATCAAGAAAAATAATATTAAATGAACTACCTCGAACTGTTGAGGCAGATGTAGAAGCTGCGAGTATTTTACTTCCGTTTTCTAATTCAAGACTTCCTTTGTTCCATGACATTACTCCTTGTTGTAACCACTTAGGTAAGTTCTCATATGCAAGTTGTAATCTACCTAATAAGTCTCTAGAAGTTGCAGCTTTGTTAGCAAGTATTGCTATGTTTGTATTTGGATTAAACAATGCATAGTGTAATAGATATGCAATCATAGTGGTTGATTTACCAGACTGTCTAGGAAGTTTACAAATAGTAAATCTATTATTATGAAAAGTACCAATCATATCTTTTTGAAAGTTATATGGTTTAAAAGGAACTAGACCCTCATCTAGAGAAACAATTTTAATATAAGTTTGTATAAAGTATAATGGGTCTTCCATACACTTTTGATATTCTTCTATTTCTTTTTGAGTCCACTCTTTAGGTTGATTAACCTTTTTAAGATTAGGATTCCCTAGATAACTTTCCATTTACGTAATACTTTCTTTTTCTATATAAACTTTTTCTTTTAGTAGAACATTTTTTCTTACATAGTTCAGGTACATCACCATTTGTAATTTTATCAAAAAAATATATCCATGATTTACTATTTACTATATCTTTTATTTTATTATTATTTAGATTGTTACTTTTATCTAATAGTGGTTCAAATCTTTTATCTATATTATCTTTGTGTTGAACATGAGCATCTAACCAACAACATGGTAACACTTGTTTATTTGTTGCAACAAAAGGTAATCTTTCTTGGGTATCTGTTAAACACTTAGGTCTAAATTCTTCTTTATCTTCTTCAATGTCAAAAGTCTTTGTTGGTTTTAAAAATTCTGTATATCTACCAGAATAATTAATTTCTAAATCAACTCCAATATCTTTTGCCATTTGTATTGCTTCATCTATCTTGTCTTCATTGTATTTAAAAACTATGTATTGCCAAATACATTTAATATCCATTTTACTAGCAGTTTTCATTACCTCATATAGATGTTCACCATCTTGATTTATTCTATGTGCAAAACTTTGATAAGGCAATCCATCAATACCAAAACGCCATTCTGCATTTGGATGAGCTCTAAATGCATCAATATACCATTCCATAGGTTTTTGAGAAGCTGCGTTACTAATAGATACGTGAACATTTTTAGAACACGCAATACGTAACATTTGAATTAAATGAGGATTAAAAACAGGGTCACCATATGTTCCATTAAGAGTTAATGAAGAAAAATAATCTGTTAAGTCTTGCCACTCTTCAATTGTTAGATCACTACCAGGTATGTCGTTAGATTTATAATTAAAGTTTCCTCTAGCACACGTAGGACATTGTAGGGTACACTTATTTGTTATATCTAAATCGCCACCTTTATTTTCAAATCCATTATTTTTATAATCAATCATCCTTTTTCTTTTTTAACATTTTTTGTAATTCAGTTGTTGAACCTACAAATAATGCATTAGTCACATTTTTAGGAGCTTTGTTGGGAACATCTTTTAATTTTTTCATCTTCTCTTGTAGATCACCAAGTTTTTCTGTTACCTCTGCAACATTTTTAATTAAGTTACCAGCAACTTCATATGCTCTTGGATGATCTGATTGTTGAGCAACATCTAAAATACCTTGTATTGCATCTTGACCTCTTTCAACGAGATTATAAAAATTTTCTCTTTGATATTTGTAATCAGAGTCAATATCTTCGTTTTCTTTTGGTCTAGGAATAATTGGTTGAGATTCTTTTTTTATTATCTCTTTAGGTTTAACACCTAAAGCATCATTAATAATTTCATCAACTTTGTCTGTCATAGTGTACCTAGTAAGTTATTAATTAATCGTTTTTTGCGTCTTCAAAAAAAGATGTTGTTTCACTAAATCCAAAATCATCATCAGCATCAGCAGTAGCTGGTTTAGGTGTAACAGTATATCTTTGTTCTCTAGTTGGTGACTTATCAGGTAAGTCTGTGAATTGGTCAACTGTAACTTGTTTGATAACTTTACTATCTGTTACTGGTCCGTATAGATAAAACTTAGAAGTAAATTGAAGAGTATAAATGATTGCTCTTCTTTCTGTAAACTCACCTCTATAACTATCTTCGTATCCAATAGAATTTAAAACAATAGGTACATCTCTTTTAATACCCATATCTGCCATGTCATTAATTGTTACTGTATAGTCTGGTTGAAAATATGGTAATATTTGTTCTATGATTTGTAACGCATCATCTGATTGCTTTGCCATAATAAACAATTCAAAATCTAAATTATATGGAACTGGCATAAACTGACTTTCTATTTGGTCAGTCTTACCACTTTTTACTTTTTTAAACTTTTGAACTCTATTTAATTTTCTTGCAGTATCATATGCCATGTTTTGAATTTCAAAACCAATACGAGGCAAAGTGATTGCTACTTTACTTGTTAGATCAGCATCTTGATCTAATCTTGCTAAAAATTTTTGTTTTGGCCCATATGCTAGAGGAACTTTCATTTTTTGAATGATCGTGCCATTGTTGTCTTTTCTAACTATATTGATATTATTAAATATCGTACCAAATGAGACAACCATCTTTCTGATTGTTTCGTGATAAAATTGTGTTCCTAACATTTTCTATTCTCCAGCATCACCGAAAGGATTTCTTTCAGAGAAGTCTAATATCGAGTCATCTGCTTTATCAAATAACTCATTTTGACTTGTTACATCTATTGTACCGTCACCAACTATATATGTCTCTTGAATTAGATAACTTGTAACTGATGGGTCAGAACCTTCAAGAAGAATATTAGTACCAATTGATCTACTATCATCTTCGTGTACAACCACATCATTGTCTTCCATTAATAACGTGTCTGTTTGTGACAAGTCAGTAAAGAATTCAAGAGCAATACTTTCGTTATATGCACTTTCAGCCTCAAGTGTAAATTGATGACCTAAAGTATCACCTGTTAATGCATCTTCAATAGCATCAACATCTGTAACGCCAGTATTTAGTTCCTCGCTAGAGTATTCAAACTGTCTGCATCTTAATTTATAAACAGGGTTATTATCTAATTGATGAAATGGTTCGTCATGATCTACAAAAGATATTTCAAATAATTTTTTAAGTATTGGATGAAAAACTAAATCACCCTCTAGTGGTCTTGTTGCGAACTCACCAAGTGTGTCATCTTCTTTTCTTAGATACGCACTTTCAAAAGATTGTGAGGCGTTGTTTGTGGTATTCGCTGTGATTGTTCCACTTTCTAAAAGTATCGAACCTTCAGTAGTATCTGTACCACTTTCAATATCTATTTGACGAGCAACATCATCAAATCTTTTTCTATGAACAACAAAAGTAATCTCGTTTCTATTTTCTAGACCAAATTGTTGCATGACTTCTTTCTCACCTTGATACCCACCAGATGAGTCTTCGACATACATTTCAATCGTTTGTGCTTTGTTGAACTGAGATAAACTATCTTCGCCAAAAATATTATCTCTGGCTTGTAAAGTTCTATCAATATAATTTACGTCATGTCCATAAATTTGAATAGACTCTTTTATCAAGTCTGAATACAAATTTTTTTCTGTGGTATTAGTAGTACCAGAAGTTTTGAACAAGCTGTTTACAGCCATTGTATTATCCCTTAATTATCATATCGGGGTATTGCATGTTTTGTATTTGTTCTTCTAGTCTAGTGATGTCCTCTTGAGCTTGTGTATAAATTTGTTCACCATTCATAGTTACACCACCTAGTAATTGAACCTCATTAAACTTAGACAAGTTTTGCCCCCATTGTTTTTTAATCAAAGCAGTTGCATATCTTTTTAAATTCATGTCGTTGTATATGTCGGTATATGTATTAGGGTCAAGTTTTCTGTAACACTCAATAATTAAATAATCATTTTCTTTAATATCGTTTGACCAGTCCATGTCAATATACAATCTTCTTTGATGTTCATAAAATCTAATTGGACTTTCACCTACCAATAAATGTGACAAGTAATCAAGATGTTGCATTGTCATTTCATAATGTATAATACTTGTTGAAGAAAAATCATACAGGTCATTTAATCTTAATTGATATCTAATATCAAACATATTGTTTGTAGCAGAATTATCAAAGCTAAATATTTTTAAAACGGATACTACTGAGTCTGGCATAGGAATAAAACCTTTGCCTTCTTCAAATGATGCTGTGACTGAGGTGTCTGCAATATCTGTCGCTGTCGTAGTTGCGTTTGCAGCTCCTCTTGTAATATCGTCTGCTGTAATTTTGTATTTGAGATACATCTTCTCAATACCATCGTAATAGTAATGAGCAAAGTATTGTAATGCTTCGTCTAATCTATCGTCTGCTTGATCGTCTGTAACGTTAATATCTACGGCACCCTTACCTAAATTTCTTAGGCAATATTCCTTTAATGTACTCTTTGAATTTGGATTGGCCATGTATTTTTCCTTTTAAGTATTTATCTAAATCCCTTTTTGGCTGCCACCCCAATGATAAAATGTCTTCGATATTTGCAGTATTATCAAGACTTTCCCCACTATGACCATCCTTTACGGGTATGTTTTGATAGTATTTATCTACCAATTCATTTACTTTTACTCCTTTTCCACTACCTATTTCATATGTGTGTTGTGTCCAATTCATATAAAAATCTTTTCTATTAATGAATATTTTTATCGCATCGCAGACATCTAATACATGTATAAAGTCTCTAGTATGTGTTGTTTTGTATTTAAGGTCTTTATCAATTAATTTTTGTGTTAACATACTAGGTCTGCATCCGTCACCAAATACATTTGTAAATCTAAGTCCTATATGTTTACCTGTTGCTTTTGCCACTGCCTCCATTGCTTTTTTAGAACTTGCATATGGATTTTTCCACCAGTTGTGAACATTTGAAGACGATGCATATATCATTGGTATTTCTAACTTAGAACACAATTTAAATAAATTAGTAGACCAATCAACGTTAGTCTCAAACCATTTATGTGGATTACTAAAAGATGCTCTTACATCTGCTAGAGCTGCTAAATGTACAACCCTATCAAATGATTTTAGATAGTCCTCAGTTAAGTCTCTAAAGTTTCTGGGTGCTGGTTGACCGTGTGAGTTTCTACCGTGTAAATCCCAACCATCAACTTCATGATTATCACACTCTAGTTCTTCAACCAAGTGTCTTCCAATAAATCCAGCAGAACCTGTTACTAATATTTTCATTGACAAATCCTCTATAAATAGTTATAATATTTTGATTTATTATAAACAATTGAGGTTACAATGTCAAGGGTTATTTATTCGTTATATATTGATGTTCCCAAAGATAAACTAGATATATTCGACAAACATATTCTCAAAGAAAATCAAACGCCAATGAATTTAAAAATGAAACAGGCGTTTATCGATCACTATGATAAACTCATAGAGAGTAAAAAACGCTATGCAGATAAGATTGGTGCAGAGTTTCAGATGTATGAATATGATGAAGACTATATTAAATTTCACGAAGAGTATTCTAAAAAATATCCTTTTCTTACAGACTATAATATAATAAACAAATATAAGTTACACATTCTAGATAGACTTGTTAATTATTTTGATGAAGTTTTATATCTAGACTTTGATGCTGTACCTCTTACAAATGAAAATTTTTTTGATGTATGGGATTTAGAAAAAGGAATTGCAATCTTACACAATAATGATAAAATAAGACCAACCGCTGGTAGTGTATATAATATACAAGGTACAATTCGATCTCCGTCAGCAAAATATTTTAATGCGATGGCCATGTTAGAATACAGAGGTTATAGTCCTCAATGTGATGTGGTAAATACAGCAATAGTTGGTGCAAATAAAAAACATTGGTCAAAACTAAAATATTTTTATAGTTTAAAAGAAGACTTTGAGTTGATGACTTATCTAAAAGATAATTCTGAAATGTATCCACCAAATATAGTAAAAACTTTTGGATATGATAATGAAACTATTTTTTCTTATAAGATTGTGGCTAATAAAGTTCCAATACAATGGTTAGATAGTAAGTGGCATTTCTTTTATGATGATAATAGAGGAATACCTGAAGACACAAAAATATGTCATGCGATAAACAAAGAGTTTGATAGAGTTTGGAAATATTATGACAAGATTAACTTGTAAAGCACCATTAGTAACACTTAATATATCACCTCAAGGTTATATTAATTTGTGTTGTGAATATCGTAAACTCAAAATATCTCACATTGATGAAATAGATAACTTAGAAGAATTTTTTAATTCTAGTGTTATGGATTATTACAGAAAAGAAATATCTGAAAAAGGTAATACAAAAAATTTGGAGTCATGTAAAGTATGTTATAAAAATACCATGATGGGTATGGAAACTTTTAGAACTAGATTAGAAAAATATCATACATTTCCAAATGAAGAACTTGATAAAAAAGCAAGAGAAGTAGGTATAAATGTTCCTATTCGTTATTTAGAATTTACGTTATCAAATATATGTAATCAAGTATGTGCTATGTGTTCTAGTTTTTCTAGTAATAAATGGCAAGAACTAGATAAAAAATTTGAAAGAAAAGTTTATCCGTTAATGAAATTATCTGATAACGCAATTTCTAAGATAGAAAAAATTTTATATGGATTAGATTATATTGAAATAAAAGGTGGTGAGCCATTTGCAGATATAAGAAATTTAAGAATATTAAAAAAACTTGCTGAAGTAAATTCTAAATGTAATATTAAAATTATGTCTAACATGCATCATATAACACCAGAGGCAATGGAAATACTTAAAAAATTTCCAAATACAAAAATATTTGCTAGTGTTGATGGTACTGATAAAATCTATGATTGGATAAGAGGTGGAAACTTTAAAAAGACAGTTAATACAATGGAAAAATATTATAATGAAACAGGTAATAAAGTACACATAGCAACAACAATTAGTTTATATAATTTTTTTAATTTATTAGATATACAAAATTATTTTGAAGATAAAGAATATATTAGTAACATTGTATTTAATAATTGGTGTCGATATACTAAAGATGGTTCAGCTGATATTATTGGAAGTGATATTTACAATAAACAAATTGAAAAATATAAAACAACTCTTAAAAATTTTGAATCTAAGGAATATGAAGACAAAGGTAATTATAATCATAAACCATTTTTTGATAAATTAAATAATCATAGAGGATTTAACTTAATGGATTATGTGCCAGAATTAAAGGAATGGTATAATAAATGAAAAATTTAGTTTATACAATTTGGGAAGAAATTAGAATAGACCCTAATTTTACAGACAAACAAATTAACACTCTTAATCAATTTAAAAAATATAAAGATAGATTAACAGCGTTACAAAAAGAATATGCAGAAAAATATTGTAATGCAGAGTATAAAATAATTTATACAAATTGTAAAGATATGAATACAATGAAAGCACCATGTTATATTCAATCAGATTATGATACAATTAACTTTGAGAAAGTTTTTCTTTTAGAGGACTTTGCTAAAAGTGGTAAGTATGAAAATATTCTTTACATGGATTTAGATATGATACCTTCTACCACTAAAAGTTTTTTTGAAAAATTTGATATGAGTAAAATAGTTATTAGACACGAACCATCACATAGATATGACAAACTAGGATTACAAGCTTTATTAGATACACTAATAAGAGAAAACGAAGAACACAAAAAATATTTTGAGTCTCTTAAAAAAAGTGGCAAATGGATTGAGTATGCTAGAGAATTTATTGACAAAAATTTTGATGAGGCATTTCAAAAACTAGACAAGTATCATTGGTTAGTAAAGAGTGAATGTGTTGATAGAATGTTAGATCAGTTCGAGGTAATACCTAGATACAATACACTTAATACAGGTACGATAGGTGGTAGTTCAAAAGCGATTAATTCACTAAAAATTAGTGAAAGATTTCCTCAATATGTAAAAGAGTTTGAACAACTAAAAAAGAAAGAACCAAAATTTCAAATGAATAATGAGATATTTTTGTGTTGGTTAATAAACAAATACAATTGTCGATATGAACAAATGCCAGAACATTGGCATAGTCTTTGTTTAAATACTGAGGATGTTAGACACGCTTGTATGTGGCAAGTTATAGATAAAAACTTTGATAGAGCTCTTACTCTTCAGAGCTTTTCTTAATCTCAATTAATGTTTCAATTACTTCTAAAGGAGTCTTTACTTTTCTTAGTTTAGATTTTAATTCTTTATCAACACAATTTTTAACAACATCTAATTCAAAAGCTGCAAGTTTACAAATAAACAAATCCTCTTTTTGTTTTTCTTCATTGAAAGGTCCAAAAAATAATTTGATTGCATGTGTATAAAACTTAGTATCTACTTTAGCTGAGTTAGAGTCTGAATCATAGTACGCAATAGGGTCAATTAAATATCCCTCTGCTTTTCCCTCTTTTATAGCAAACTCTTTAAATGCAGCTTCTTCGGCAACAATTCTTTGATAAGTATTTTCCATGATTGTATCTTTATCTGTTAAAGCATAAATCTGGTCAACTAACCATTTTCTAGATGGGTCACCTTCTAATAATGTAAATTCTTTTTCACCATTATCCTCATAGAATATTCTTAAGGTTGTTCTTTCTGTATCTGTATATTCAACTCTATCCATAATGAATATACCAAATCCTAAATCTATTTCTTTTTTAGAATGATCTGGTTTTCTTTTAGGTTTTAAGTTTGTTGGTCTTGACTCATCTGGTGGTAGGGGAACTGCATTAACTGGTAAGACTTCACCAGTTTGTGGATTAACATAACCTATTACTTCACTTGTTACTTTTTCACTCATTTTCACTCCTAATTATATAATGTATTATTATATATTATTCTCTGTTAATTTTAAAGTTATATGTATTAATTGTCGTTGCTGATCCGTTAGGGAATCTTTGTGATCTATAATCGTTACCACCAACAAATCTGTTAGTTTGAGAACCTGAACCATTTAGTTTAGTATCAGTCATTGCTGTTCCTCTAGTTTGACCTGAACCATTAATATTATATCTAATGTTATGGTCAGACGCTGAGTCATCACTAGCTGCAAGGTCTCTAATAAATTGTTCTAATACATCTAAAATATCAGCTGCATCATCGCCAGATGTTGCATATTCTTTTAAGTTGTTATCACCATCAATGTATAATAAATTTTGAGATGGTGTTATTGCATCACCATTATCTTTATTCATAAAGAAACTGTTTACAGTTGATGAGTGATCTTGCGTTGAACCACTTCCACCAATCTGACCAGAAGTAAAAGAACCAGTGTTTGCTCTTGTATCTATGAATACTGCTGTGGATGATACATTGGTAAAACCAGATGCGGCACTTGATGATGTACTAATAGCATATGTTCCACCAAAGTCACCTGCGTTTGCTTCTGAGGAAGCAGTCATTAAGACAATCGCTGGTTTAATAAAAGTATCTAAGAAGTCTGCAAGAGACATCGCTTGTACTGAACCAGTTGAAGAATCATAATAGACAGGAAACGATTTACCTGTATCTGATAATACAGATGGGTTAGTTATTGTTTGTACAATCTTGTTAAAGGTTGTTGTAACAGTACCAAGAGAACCTGCGGTTGCAAAAGATGATGCTTGTTGTGTGGCTGTACTAGACCTAAATCTAGTATCACTCATTGTTGTACCAATGTTACCAGAACCTACTGTAATTACAACTGATGGGTTAGCTGCATATTGTTGAATAGCTGCTCTTTGCCATTCAAGCAATTGTGCTGAGGACATCTCTATTAAGTTACCGCTATCGTGATATAAAGGGTTTCTTGCTGTCATTATATTCCTTATACTATACTTATATACCTTTTGTCAACTATTATATAGCTGCGTGTCCGTTTACAGTTTTCAAAGTAGAACCAGAAGAGTCTTTAATCAATAGAATACTATCTGGTGTTGCGTGAAACTTACCAGTTGAACCTACGATTTTTGCTTTCTCTGTAGCTGTTTCTGAGTTACCACATCTAAACGAAATTTTAGTTGCGTTATTTGATGCAGAGAAGTCACCTTCAGAGACACACTCAACAGCACCTGCAACTAAAATTGCATCTGTGCCTGTGGCTTCATCGGGAGCTTGGAACTGTATAGAACCTAATACGTTGTTAGCTGCAACATCTGTATCACCTGTCGATAATGTAAGAACAGCACCAACACCAGAGTTACCTGTAGTTGAAATGTTTTTCATAGTAAGACCTGTGTCTGCAACGTGTGTTACTGTAATATCATCATTAGCACCAAAAGATAGAACAGCACCATCGTGTTGTAATTCTAAATCTTGTGTTAATGTGACATCACCATCTGAACCTATAGCGATGGCATCTGTATCACCCGCAGAACCTATAGTTCCAGCATTAGGGATTACAAGTGAACCTGAACTACCGTTAAGTGTAAGTACACCAACTGACGATAGTTTCATTGTTTCAGCAGCTGCAGCTGATGCCGCAGTTTTGAAACTTAATTTTGTTGCATTGTTTGATGTACTAAAGTCACCTTCTGAAACCGCTTCGATTCCAGCTGCAGTTAAGATTGCATCTGTACCTTGAGCTTCGTCTGGTGCTTGGAAATCTAATTTTCCGATAACATCATCTGCTTGAATATCTGTCTCACCTGTTTGTAAGGTTAAAGCAATTGTGCTGTCATCACCTGTTGCTGTGTGTTTTAAAATTAAACCTGAATCTGCAACGTGAGTTAAAGTTATTTCTTGGTCATTTCCAAATTGAATTGTTGAACCGTCTGCTAAAAACAAGTCTGAAAATTCTTTTGATGCACTACCAATCGTTGCTCCATCGGCGCTTGTAGGAACGATTGACGTTGTGATATTTGGACTTGTTAATGTTTTGTTTGTAAGTGTTGCTGTACTACCTGCAGAGACCATGCTAAAGCCACCAGCTGTACTACCATCGTGGACACGTAACACATCGGTAGTTGTGTCATACGTAATCTCTCCAATGGCGCCGGTAAATGCATTGTTCTGAGAAGTAGTACCTCGTCTAAATTGTAGTACTGTTGGCATTTTAAGATTCTCCTAGTTTTATCTTTATTTATATTTATTATTTATCATATTAAATACCCGTTGATTGGCCTAAATCTTGCGTACTTGTTGTTCCTTTTGGTTCATTCATATCATATAAATTTGATGATAATGCAAATCCAAAGGCATCAGCAGCAGTAGTATCAAAGGGTGTTTCCCCACCTGCGAGATCAGCATTCCCCTCAGCTGTAGGTAATTGTGTTAACGTAGAGTTCGCAAATCCTAAATCGGCAGTAAATGCGACTGTACCAGTCTCATTTTTGAACGTGATTGTTCTATCTGCTGTGGGTTCTGAGAATACAACAATTGTTTCAAAGTTATCGTCTGTTTGACCCTCTACTGTAAATCTGTCGTTATTAAGTGTAAATGTAGTAGGTGATATTGCATCTAGCAAAAAAGACCCCGTTACAGTTAAATCTCCTACTGATATTGTAGTGGCTGCAACGTTTGTTAAGTTTAAAGTACCTGATTCAATAGCAGTAACATCCGTAATTAGATTATTGAACTGAATACGTAATTGTTCTATCGTACTATTGTTATCTATCGATGTTGCTCTAATTGCCATTTTTTTCTAACACCTTTTTTAACATATCTTTTATTTCATGCATTTCGCACTTTAAATTATTTATCTCTCTTGCGTTATTTCTAATTTCGTCTCTTTCTTTTGCAGCTGCTTTTGCTCTTGCGACTGCTCTTTGATATGCAGACTTGTCAGTATTAATAATAGCGTGACTATTATTATCTCTAACTAAATTATCATAACCCTCTACTTTTAAATATTCTTTACTCATTATGTTGCCAATGCTAATGCTCTAAAATCTTTTATTCTGATTGGTTCAGCTGCATTAGTTCCTTGTCCTACTATTTTAATTGCAAATTGAATAAACTCTGGTAGTGGTGTTCCTATACCATCATCCGTAACACCAGCAGTAAATACATATTCTTGGAAGTCATCATCTTCAAGTGATGAACCAACTTCAACATCTGTTGTACCAGTTGTGTTAAAGAAAGTGTAACCTAGTTCATCAAAATCAGAAGCATCATCTGATCTTAAAGTTTTAAATAAACATTTAATATCTGCACTATTATGTTTGTGTGCTGAAAATATAACTTTAATTGCTGTTGCTGGTGATTCTAACGCAACTTTTTTAGTAATATAGATAAATGCATTTTGGTCACCATCTGGTGCTTCGTTTGTTACGTAATCAGTTGTAGGGAATACTCCACTAGAACCTGTAATAGAATTCATTTTGTTTGCGATTAATACAGCAGATAATCTATCTGCATCAATCACAGGTGATAAGTTTGCGTTATTAGAACCTAACGTTAATGGTATGAATAAAGAGTTAGCACCTGCAAGTTCATTTGTTTCATTTATTTGTGATGCAACCATATTTGATATAGACTGTTTGTTGTTTTCGTTTAACGTTAAAGTTGTTGCGTCTGCCAAAGATGTAGTTTGGAAAGAACTTTCACTACCACTTGGCGATGTTGCTGTTGTATTTCTTATTTTAGCTGAAACAGTTGTTGTTGGTAATTCCAAAACAGACAATGCAGTTTTAATTGTTTCATATCTATAATTCTCAGAAGCATAAACAGCTGTTCCACCAACTTCAGCAGTTGTTGAACCACCAGTAATTGTTGGTGCAGTTGTTAAAGCAATTGTATAGTAATCTGTACCAATATTTGCTATTGATGTATGTTCTTTATTTATTTCTGTTAATGGTGTTCCTAATATCTGATATAATTCTATTTTGTCTGAAGCAGTATGACCTACCGCAGTAGAACCACCAGCACCTCTAGTTAAAGATGATAATGTTGTACCAGATAATGAACCAGTAATAATTTCATTTCCTATTTTAACAGTTATGTTACCTGTTGGAAAGTTTGTAGCAGCTGAAAGTGTTAATGAAGTTGCACTAGCACTTATTGTTGCACCTAGAGTTGTTTCAATACCAGAATTGACACCTGTTATAACAACATTATTAGATGTAGAATACATACCATGATCGTCATGTTTAACTTTCATTGTAGTAGAACCATTTGTCATAATTAAAGGATTTGTTTTAAGTCTGTTTACATATACAGTATTTCCTATTTCATTTGTAATAGCTTCTCCAATAGGATTATTAACTAATGTAACATTACCTGCAGCTGTAGTATTAAAAGATGCTTTTCTTAAAGTAAATTTTAAATCCTCTGAGTCTGATGGTGTCCATGTTCTATTATTTTGTGATTTAAATAATACACCAAGATGTGGTTGTTTAGATACAATTCTTAATCCACCAATATCTGTTTCACCCATTCTAGATATCCAAACTTTATAATCTAATGAATTTGATCTTAATACAAAACAATATTCAGCACCTTGTTTTAAATATACAGGTGCATCAAAAGTAAATGTTGTTGCAGTTGCAGCTGTAGATGATGTATTGATCTCACTAGATTGTAATAGTTTTCTACCAAAAGGTAATATCTTGGCACCAGGATAACCATTAACTACGTTTCTCAGTTCAACCCACATTGGTAAATCGTTATCTTTTGTTTCTACATAAACATCAAGCTCTGTTACGAAACATCCACCCTCTTCTTCTACTAAGAAAGTTTGTGCTAGTGGGTCTGGGTTACCATTTCCTCTATCTCCACCTCCTCGTTCGGTGTCTCGACTAGAAATAACTCTTGTTGATGTATCCAATCTACTTGTAGTTTCAGATACATCTGTTTGTACCACTCTAGCGTTTCTAGTTGCAACAATAGTTTCTTGTTCAGTTTCTAAAATACCTTTTGCAACATATGTTGTTTGACCTGCAGTTTTTGGTAACGGTGTTCTAAGGTTAGTTGAACTAGAGGTAATTCTAAATTCTACTTCACCAGTTTTAAATTTAGGTACAGCCTGTTGACCAGCAAATCTATACTCAGGTATTCTCATAGTACCCTCAACATCACCTTTACCATCTGAAACTAATTGTACAGCTTCAGCAACAGTATCATCTGAGGTATAAGTTGTATTTTTTGGTGTTACATATGGAGCCATCGCTGTTCCATCAAAGAATACATAAAGTTTTGTATTTGGTAAAAATCCTTGACCTTTGAAAGTTATGTTTCTTGGTCTAACCCAAGGTATTAATGCTCTTGATATAACTCTTGTACCTTGAGACTCTTCATCTATTTGTTCAACAACATCTGTACGAATACCTGTTCGTCTTAAATCTGATCTTACAGTTTGAATTGCTCTGGTAATAATTGTGTTACCTGATGTTCTTGTTTCAGTACGAGTAGCAACTGTGCCTGACCATTGTGTCTCCCATGAATTCCAAACAGTACCTAATCTATTTCCAACCGAAGCTTTTACAGCATCAAAATTACCATCAACATTAATTATTAAATCTGGTGCTGTTTCTGTTTCAAACCATTCATCGCCTGTTGGTGTTAAGTCAACGTTACCAACCCATTGAGCAGTAATAACTGGTTGTACTTTTTCAGTTCTAGTTGCATAAGGATTTTCTGATAATGTAACACTTGTATAAGGAAGTGTAATTAGATCACCAGTTCTTTGATAACCAGCAGCTGTTCTAGTTGCATCTGAAGTAGCTTCTTCTTTTAACGATGCATTTCTCATAACACACTTAGGTCTTAATTCTTTCTTTTCCATGTCCATTGCATTTTGATAATCTTTATTTTTAACATCACCTACTCTGTGACCTGCAAAGTTATCAACTACGAAACCTGATTTAAATCTGTTTAAACCATTCGCATCTGTAACTTCAAAAGACTCTGCGTTTCTTTCTAGTAAAGATAAATTAGTATAGTATTCAATGTTTTGAATTCTTTTTTGTAGTTTACCAATATCTCTCATAGTAAATCTCTGAGTTCTAAATCTTTCGATTTGAACATCTGTAGGTCTAAAAGTGTAAGCAGGTATAAACAATGACGCAAGTTTCATTGCGTTTTCCAATTCTTTAGGTTCTTCAGGCACTTCAGCTGAAGTACCTTCTACAACTTTTATATCACCTTCTTGCGTTATGAATACTAATGCTTTTCTTGATAAGAAAAATTCAAAATCAGCTGTTCCTAAAGTGTTTGGTTTTGGTGTATCTACTGTCGAAGCACCTGTGCCATCAAATTGTCTATGGAAGAAATCAAAAGAATTACCTGTAATAGTATCTACTGTTGCAACACTTTCACTAGCACCAACAGTATTTTCACACGTTGGTCTAAAGTCAACAATATCTGTTAATGGAAACTCACCAGTTGGTTCTGGTTCATCTGGGTCAACTCTTGTAGCTGTGTATGTTGGAATATCATCGTATCCCATTTGACCAGCAACATCTGAGTATGAGTCTACTGTAAAGAAAGAACCAGAAGAGTGACTAAAGAAATCAAATACAACTAACAATCTTCCTCTTGGTTTTGAGAAAGTTGGTTTTAATTGTATTCTTGCTATGTCATAAAGATTATCTCTTTGACCTGTATCTAAAGTATAATGTGAAGTAATAACTTTTGAACCAGCAGTTACGCTTGATACTACAGCAGTTGCACCTGAAGATGCACCTGTAATAGTTTCATTTGCCACAAAGTCTGTAGCGCCTACACCATTTTGTAAATAATATGTTACTGGTGTTGTTGGTGTAATAACTCTTGCAACAGCGCCAGAAGTTCCACCTGTAATTTTTTCTCCTCTTAGGAATGTGCCTTGAACAGCAGTTAATGCTATTTGTGGTGCTGATGCATCTGAACTTGTATCCTCTGAGTCAAACACAGCACCTAAAGCAAATGCGTCTGCTCTTCCTAATGATATTGTATCATCTGTAGGTCTTGTTCCAAAAGCACCTGTTGTTCCACCAATAACTTTAACTTGTTTAGATAAGTTAGTTGTTTTAATTCTTTGTGTAATATTTGTTTTTAAAAGTGTAGCAGTTAATTTAACTTTAGCACTATTTCCAAAATTTGTATTATCTGATATAGTAATCGTAGCTGTACCCACACCAGACAAAGTTGACTCAATATCAACCACGTCACCTTGATTTGCAGCACCACCTGCACCAGCAGTTAATACTGTTAAAGTATAATCTTGATCTGTATATGCTAAAAATGTTTCGTTTGCACCAGCAGTAAATGATACAGCACCAGAAGAGTTTGTCGTTGCGATAAACTGTCTTCTAATTGTCATTGTAGTATCAGACGCACCATTATTAGCCTCTGTTAATAATGTTTTAATAGTTGGTTTAGGTAATCTGTATAATGCGATATTTTTTTCTGCTTGATTTAGTTTAGCAATTTTTTCAGATTCAAGAGCAACTGTTGTTGAGTTATCTTCTTCAAGAACTATATTATCGTTTGAATCTGTACCAGAACTATCTGTACCATCAATTACTATTTGACCTGCATCACCTGTTGTTGTAGATATTAATACAGCATCAGCTGTAAAATCTTGACCACCGTCTGGGTCATCCATAAAGAAACTTCTAGTTTCTGAAAATATGTGTGTTACAATATTTGATACAGTTAAATCTGCGTTAGATGAATTTTCTACTATTTGATCTGTCTCTGCACTATCAGATACTATAAGTTTTTCACCAAGTGTAAAAGTACCAGATACATTTGTAAGTACAACTGTTGTACCACTTGTTAATGCACCAAACACAAAACCTGTTGCGTTTGATGAAGCACCTTTGACTCTAACTCCACCATTACTATGATTAGCAGTTAATGATGTGCTTGGGTTATCGTTTAATGTTAAGTATGTAAATGGTCTAATATCAAAAAGATATAATCTAAACACGGCATCTGTATTTCCCATAGTACCAGAGTCGTATTGTATTGTTCTTGCTCTTGCGACCCCTATTTGTGTACCTGCCGCGGTTCCTCTCGTTGATGTAACATCATCGAATAGTCCAATTGTTTTATATGCTGTTGTTTCACCAGATATATCTGTAACATCTGGTTGACCGTACATGTTTGTTATCTTAACAAAGTTACCTAATTCTGCGTTTATTGAACCTGTGTTTACATTTTCAAATTGTCTAGATTTGTTTACATCTTTAAATGTAACTGTTGGTTTTTCAATTTCAAATCCTTTGACGTATGCCTTACCTGGTGACACAGCTAAAACAAATTTACCTTCACTAGCAGTTCCGCCATCTTGCGTTGCCACACCATCAGTATAAACTCCTCTAAAGTCTGTACCTTGATGTCTGTTATCAATCATTTCTCTAGCATCAAATTGGAAAGGTCTTACAGTATAGTCACCAGACTCGTCAAAAGTTCTTCTTGCTAGTGTTTCTCCTAATACAGAATATTGAGTTGGTCTAGCATCTGATTTTAATTTACCATCTTCTACTCTACCTATTTCTATGAAGTCACTATCTGCTGTTGATGTTAAGTCTAAACTTTTTAAATCTAAACTTATTTTTAATCTATGAGCACCTTTGGCTGCAAAGTTTGAAGCACCTGTTGCATTATCTGTTAAAGATTCATCTACTTCAGGTGTTACCAATTCTTCGTTTAATGTTACACCAATTCTAGCTGATGGAGTTTGTGAATTATCTGATAATACAATTGTTTGTTCATTTAATTGTACAAAAGTTCCTCTGATAAAATACACACCAGAATTTGATGTTATGGCTGTACCTTTTTGAGAAGCAGTAGTATGTGTTGTAGCAGAATTCGTGTTTATTGCATAAGTTGTAGTATGTGTAATACTAGTATCTGCAAAGATTTGCTCTGAGTTTTGAAACTCAGTTGTTTCTAAATCTGAACCAGAAGAAATATAATGTACGTATAATAATGGTTGTGTTGATGATGTTGCATCTTTATATCCAATTACTTTTGCTCTTACACCAGAAGTCGCACCTACGATTGTTACTGGCGAAGTTGCATTATAATATTGTGATGGGTCAACTGACTCACCAGCAAAAGCTGTAGCAAGTTGTACTGAATAGTATTCGTTATTAATAGAAAATCCACCAGGTATAACCACACTACCTTCTTGAAATACATGTGAACCAAATCTTTCGATTTGATTTTGTAAGATTGATTGTAGCTGTGTTAACTCTCTTGCTTGAACAGCATACCCTGGTCGAAAGAGTATTCTATGAAAATTTTTATTTTCTGCAAAATCATCATAATATGGTGCTACGTTTAAGTCGATTTTCTGTGCCATATTAATCCTTAAAACTCAATAATTATCTTAACGTCTTCCGTCTGATCTGATACCCTCTGAATTGGTTTTCTGTTTTCAATATAAACTATATTACCACTATCTGGTTGCAACTCTGGGTTTGCATATCCACTTGTTAGTGTTACAGTATTTCCATTTGCAAGTGTAACTGTATCTGAACCTGTTGACGATGGTGTACCCACAGCATTTGTTGTTGCACCTGTTATTGTATTGGTGCCACTAAACGCTGTAAAACTTTGTGTAGTTGTTGCTGTACCATATGTGCTAAATCTTTCTTGTTGATAGTACAATAATTTTCGTGTGGCATCCCACTCAACAACACGACCTACAGCACCTGTCGTTGCTTGAGTGATTTGCTCATCAACATCAAAAGTACCCGTGGCAGAAGAGAACTTAACAACATAGGTTTGTCTTGCAGTTGTAGATGATGCCACGGTCGATGTTCCAAACGTTGTTGGGTCAACGACTATGCCAACTTGTCTAAAGTCATTTGCAACTGTAAAGTCATCACCCTCTGCCTGAGTGATTGTTGTATTTGCAATTACAAAGTGACCACCTAATTCTTCTACCGCATTTTTACCATGGCCATCTTTAGGTGATATGATAACTCTTACATCACCACCTGTACCTGAACCCATGTTTGCTGAACTTGATAAACCTGTGTCTGAGAATACGTTTGTTAAAGAAACTTTTCCAAAAGTATAACCAGCTCCACCTGCGTGTATTGTTGTGTCTGTACCAGCAGTTAATCCAAATGATTGAATTGTGCCACCTGATACTGTAATTCTTATGATCGCACCACTTGATGTACCTTGCGATGTTCCATCACCAAAGACTGGTGCGTAGTATGTTCCGTTTGTATAACCAGAACCACCTGTAACTTTAACTGATTCTATTTTACCATCTACCGCAGCTGCTGAAACAGTTGTATCTGTTGATACAGGTATGTAATCTGTTGTAATAAATTTAACAGCTTCAGACGCTGTAATTGTGTACATATATTTTAAAATATATCCACCAGAAGCAAAAGGTGATGTAGATGTAGATGTAGGTTCTGAACCAGAAAATGCAGCTCCACCATTGTTGTCTAATACTTTATATACATCTTTGTTAGATGTCATAAAATAAAAATTAGAACCATATAAAGAAGATGAACCTGACGCAGTTGTATTTGAAGATGAAACTGTGTCATCGTACATATCAAATACTGTACTGTTAGCCCAGTTAACTCTAGGAAGTGCAAACGAGATATCTGAACTTGTAATTTTTTTAGCACCTAACATAGAGTCCCATAGATAGAACTCATTGGAAACGCTATCCGCTGGTGTAGGTGGAGAAGTGTCGGTACCACCTGATGTACCAGATGTGAAAGGCATTGATTTTCCTAAAAATAAGTAATAAGTTGATGCCGAAGCTTCTGAGAAAGATTCGCTAAATTGATTTGCGTTATGTTGTCTAAATTTTTCTGTTATAATTGCTGTCATTGATATACACTTCCTTTTGTATTTATATTATTTATACGATATTAAGCACTCCTTACTTCAATTACTGAAGATTTAACAATGGGTTGACTTCCTAATGTAATCACTAATAGAGGTATGTCTTTATTGAATTTCTTAGGACCACCAGATAATTCTAATGTATCGTGAGGTATCTGACCTTCGTCTGCAAATATAGTTGAACTTTCTAATAATATATTCTCTACTAGTATTGCTGCATCGTCAATATCTTGTTCACTTAATACTTTAAAACCTGCATCCGAACCAGAACCATCTGTTCCATCTAATACTAAACTGTCTGTTGCAACTTCTTGGGCTGCATCTTCAAGTAGAAATGCGTCAGCAAAGTTTTTCTGAGTAGTCTTTTCTGCTTTCATTTTTGTACCTGGTACCATAGTTGCATCTTCCATGAGTAAATGTTCTTGTACAGAGTTTGTTGAAAAGTCTTCAACAATAATAACTCCATCCTCTTCTAAGATAAATCTTTCATTAGCAGAACCAGTTTTTTCAGATATAATAAATTCGTCAGAGTCAATTACTTGACCTGTAAGAGGACCAGATGTAACTAAATGTCCATCTAGTTTTAAGAAACCATCTATCTCTAACTTAATACCATCAGAGTCATCTACACCTGCTTGATTTATATCTGAGGTACCATTGTCTAATCCTCTATTAGATAATAGTTCAGGTGTAACTAAACCATCTTCTAAATTAAAGAACCCAGAGTTATCTTCTAATTCTAATGGGGATACTCCATCAAACTCTTCTATAATTTTACTTGTAAAATGTCTATTGTTTTCTGTTAGTATATCAGATGGTTGTCCTAATAATATTTTTGATGGTCTGAGTATATCGACTAATCTTAATCCCTCAAATTCTGATAAAGGAATTGAGTCATAAGTTTTTAAAGAGTCTTCTATTAATATTTTTGAATTAACAGATAACACTTGAGCTGAATCAAATGTAAATGAACTTGTTTCTAATAACATTCTAGAAGTATCACCTTCACCAGTAGAACTTTCTAATATTATATTATCACCTGCGTTTGTACCACTTACAGCTGTACCATCTAATACAAGAAAAGCAACTTGTGGTAATGGGTCAATACCATCTAATCTTAAAGTATCTAATTCTGAACCTTCTAATTGAATACCTTCACTATCAGGAAATATTTCATCTGAAATTGTTCTTAAAAAGTTTTGTGGTGCTCTTGGTGTAGCTTTAGATAATATATTCATATTGTATGTTGGTATGAAATGATTTTGTGCTTTACCACCAGGTGTCAAAGAAGTCTCTGCCATAACTCTTCCACCTTTACCAAACTGATCTATTGTACCATCTTCAAATAAGAAGTTATCTCCAGCATCCGTAGAGGAACCAGCAGTAGAGTTAATTAATATTGCATCTCCTCTATTACCAATTCTATTTTCTGAGTCTGGTATAATATGTGTTCTTCTAAATTTCTCATCAAACAATGTTGTAAGAACAGAACCAAGAATAGGTGAGAACGTATCGCCACCAGAAGTTTGCACACCTAAATTAATAAATGATGCAATACTAACTTTACCAAAAGGTGCAAACCCAGATGGGTGAACAGCTTTTCTTAACTCATTAATATATGTTGATACTGATTGACCTACTTGTACTTCGTAAGAGAATTGTTGATAGTAGTAAGAGTCTTGTACACGTATTAGGTCTTCACCAATTAATGAGTCGATTGTGTTATAAGCACCTTCGGTAGTTTGTTGTACTCCAGCATTAATAGTACCAGTAGCAATATCTGATAATAATACTTTACCGCTTGCTGTTGCTGTGGTTATTTCTACGTTCCCACCAGTTAAGAAATCTATTTTTTCATTTAGTATTAAACTATCAGCTGCATTTTTAGAATCAGAGTTTGTACCATCTAATACAATAAAGTCTGCAGCTGAAACATCTGTTTCATCTAATATTTTTCCAGCATCTAAACTATCTTCAAGAGTAATTAAATTACCATGATCTTCATTCTTCATACGAGCACCATTCTCATCAAGAATGAAAGTAGTTTGTACATCTATGTCATTATCAATTAATAATTTAGAACCAGCGTTTGCAACAAGTAAAGGACTGTCAATAGATTGTTCAGTTATGATATTACCTGAGTTATCTTCAAGTGCTATTTTTAATAATGGATTAGCACCATTAACAGGTTCTGCAAGTATGTGATTTATTTTTTCACTTGTACCATTTAGTAATATGTTACCACCAGCATCTGTTACAAAACTTTGTGGTGTGTTTGTTTCTACAATTCCACCCATACCAGAATGGTTAACACAATAATAATAAAGGGTAGGAGCATTAGATGCTATTGTAATTTGTATATACGCACCTTCAGTACCAGTTGCTATTGTTATACCACTTTCAGTTACACCCGTTGTATAAGCTGTTCCACTCGCATGTGTGCCATCTGGTGTTTCAGAAAATCTTAGTCTATGTCTGTTTGTCTCAACAACATCATATAAAGAACTATCTGATAAATCAAAGTAATAAGTATTACCTTCAACTAGTTTTAAACTTTTTTGTCTTACGTTATCTATTTCAAAAACGTTTGCTGTATCATCTGCGTTTCTAACCTTTTTAACTTTTACTTCAATAAATCTGGTTGGTGGTGAGACAATAGATGTACCATTTAATACAATATTATCATCTGGTCCACCTGGTAAATCTTTGACATCTTCCATAAGAACATGATGACCAGCAAGACCTTCATTACTTTCTTGAACAAAAGGTGCGTTGTAAACAACTGCTTGTTCATGTCTTATTTTAACAATGTCCTCTAGTGTAACATCTAATTGTTGAGTGTCAGCATTAAAAGATTTAACCACACCAGTATGTGAAGTTAATTGATCTCCAGCTACAAACGAACCAGTAATATCTTTTAATACAAAGTGAGCTCTAAAACGCATGTCTGGTAAATCATTAGCATCGTAATCAAAACCAGAGTCATTAATTTTTAAAGATTCAATTCCACCAATATCATTTGTAAGTGCTAATATTTTTGCACCACTACCATCAGCAGTTTCTACTGTAACGGTTGGTAAAGATACGTATCCTTGTCCTTTATCAGTTAAAAATATTTTTCTTATTGATGATGCTGTGCCTGTATCAAAAGTACCTGGTTCTAAAAATATTTGATCGTTATCGTCACCAAAAGTATCTAACGTTACTTGTGTTTCATCTGATATAATTCTTCCACCAGCATTTGCACCAGACCCATCAGTTCTATCTAAAATAATTTTATCGTTTTCTAATACAGGGTATGAGATATAATCCTCTGAGTTAAACTGACCTGTAGGTGCTGATGATAATGCATAGTTTCTTTCTGCCGCTGGCATATAAAAAGTAATACCAGGAAACTCCACAAATTTAAATGGGTTAGAATTATCGGCACCACCTGCACCAGCTTGAGTTAAAAATAAAGGATAGTAATAACCTTTGGCACCACCAGATAATTGTTGTTTTCCATTTACTTTTGTTTCACCAGTGGCAAAAACATAATATGGTCCATCCAATACTGTATTTGATTCTAACTGTATATTAAATTCTTCAGCAGTTCTTGTTGTACCTATCTCTTTTAATAGTAAACCAGATGTTGTATCTGTGGCAGTTTCTAATTCTATACCACCACCTAAAATAGTAATAATACCTGATGCTTCATTTTCTCCACCAGCTGATGAAAATAAAACCTTTTCACCAAGACGATAACCTGTACCAGCAGTTTGTATAAAAGTGTCAGATACAGAACCTCTTTTTAAACTATTAACTAATACATCTGCAAAACCATTTCCTTTGTCTGTATCAATAACAGCAGCTTCAGAAGCAGAGTGTAAAATACCAGGGTTATCTAAATTTGTTTGATTAATAATACTTTTAATAGTAAATGATATTTCTAAGTCTAGAGAGTTTGATATACATTTAATTTCTTCACCAGTTACAAAAGGGTCACCTTGAGATAAGTCTTCAATTGCTAATTCAATAACTGAAGTTGTTCCTTGTTGAAACGTAGATGCTGACGCAACAACAGCTGTTGCACCAGAAGTCTGACCTGTAATAACTTGGTTAACAGTTTCTTGACCTGAACCAGAACCATTGGTTGAAACTCTAATTAGTTTTCTTGCTCTCCATTTACCATCTGATACTCGTAACATGTTTTCATTTGGATAAAATATTTCAGCAGACTCATCAAGAAGTAAACGCATGAATACTTTATGACCTTCAGACGTTCCTTTGGCTGCATATAAATCACGTATGGATTTTACTAGATTCCTTTTAGATACATTTGATGCTAAACTATTTGGAATAGTTGCCATAAATGATTCTTTGATTTGGTCAAAGAATTCAAATAAAGAATTATCTACATCAGCATAATCTAATAGTTGTTGAATATTTTGTACAGGATTTGCTTTGTATGTTACAATCTTAGCAGTTGCACCAGAAGTTTGTCCTACTATATTTTCACCAATTTCAAATCTATTATTTGCACCAATGTAAAGTGAAACATTTCTAACATCTTCAACAATTACTTTTGCCTCTGCACCAGACCTTGAACCTTTTACAATTTCACCAGGTGTATATTCTGTACTAGACTCTAAAACTATTCTATCTACAGCTGCACCAAGTATTCCATTTTCAGATAACAAGTAACCTTTTGTTTCTGGTTCTAAAATTAAGTAATCAGTTGTAAAATCTAAAGTAACTTTAGCAGACTCTAGAAACTGAAAATAGTCCTCAACAAAACTAGCAAATAGTTGATGATCTGCTCTAACAAAGTCAGGCAGTTGAGTTTCTATTTGATGTGATACTTTGTTTACGAGTTTAGTTGTCATCTCTCTTCATTCTAATAACTTGACGTACCACCAGATGTCGTAGTGGTTGTAGTCGTAGAGCTACCAGAACCAGATGTGCTGTATGACGAACCAGAAGACGTTGCTGTATCTATTGAAGCAGAAATCGATGTATTAGTAAAATCAATTTCCAATAATTGATTTCTGACTGGTACTATATCATTTGTTGCTGGTGTAATAACTAATCGTATTGCTGTTGAAGTTTCACCATCAACATTAGATATGGCAGTTATGTTGATATTGTTAATTGATATATAACCTGAAGCATAATCAATACTACCTGCTACATTATCTGCATATGATCTAGTTGTACCAATCAAAGCATAACGTCTTAAATTTCCGTTACCATCGTCATCAAAAAAGAATTCAGTTGTTGTATCAGTACCAACTTTAAAACCTGAAGAGAAAAGAACTCCACCAGTTGATGCAAGGTAACCATCCTCTGGGTGTAACAATGCATTATTAAATGCTATGTTATAAGATTTAGTTGTACCTAACGTTGGTACAAAGTCTTTAGATAATTTAACAGTTGTTGTGTTATTTAATATTGCAGTATCAGCTTCGTCAATTAATTTAGAAACTGCTGATGCTCTGTATTGTCCATTGAAAGTTTGTAGAGTAGAAGTATTATAGTCAGTCAATACAGTTGTTACAGCAGTTACTAATTCGGAAGCTAATTTTGTTGTTGCGCTTGCATTATAAACAATACTAGAAGTCAATCTTAATTTTGTAGTTTCTGGGTCAACAATAACTGGCGATATAGATGCAACAGTAAATTTAGATAAGTCAGAAACTAATTGTGTTTTTTGTGATGTAGTTAAGTTTGCACCTGTTGTTGATTTAACAGATATAAAAACTTTACCATACTCTGGTGTTGATGTTACACCAGTTGATGAATTGTAAGAACCTTGTTCTCCACCAAATACATTTACTGCTTGAGTTTGTGGAAATAATTTTCTAACAAAAACTTCATAGTCACCTGTGGTTACACATCTACCTTGCGATGCATAATCTAAAGGTGCATTTAATTTTATTGATTGAATACTTTCTGGTTCACTACCACCTGTTGCTCTTTCAACTGTTGTTAAAGTAATATCAGTTACACCATCAATAGATGCTGGTGGTGTAAATACAAAAGCACCATTGGCTTCTGTTTTATTTGTAACAACGTATTGTAAGATAACAATATTTCCATCATCCACAGCTTTAGATACAACACTATCACCAAAGTAAACTTCGTGTCTTCCGTTTTCTATTTCTTGTAAATAATAAACTGTACTTGTTTTTTCTAGTTGTGTAATATCAGTTGCTTTTGTATAAGTTACAGTTGTTGAGTCAGAAGCAGAGTTTTGTACTTTAACTGTAAGTGTAGAAGTGTCTGCTCTGTTATCTCTTAAAATAAATCTTTGTTCTAGATCAGATGTATCAACTGTATATCTTGTTGTAACGTAAGTACCTTCATAAACTTTTTGAGCATCAAAGTTAACAGAGTTACCAAACTTGGTACCTGTAATATCAGCGATAGTAACAAACTGATAATTAACACCATCAAGTGTGGTAGTAAATGCTGTACCTGCCGGCATAGTTTTTGTATTTGAATCTGTTTTAAGTGAAATGTTTATTGTAGCAAAAGGAGCTCTTGCTGATGTAATTTCATATCCTAATGTTTTTGCATGTGATACAGCTGATGATCTTAGAGATGATGTATCTAAAAACATTTCGTTTGCTAACATATTAGCATTGAAACCTAGATAGTGTGTGTTGTATGAAAGAGAGTCAAGTAATATATCAAAACCAGAACCATCAAAGTCATAGTCTGTAAATTCTTTTTGTGCTTTTAAATATATTTTTAAATTTTCTTTTATCTGGTCAAAGTCTAATTCTGTAACTCTTAAATTTTTTTTATTTGTTGTAGTAGCCATTATCGTATTCTCTCTAACATTAGTGACATATCAACTAATTCTGTTGGTGCGTTAACTACAAAAAATTCTATGGATACTTCATAAGCATTCTTATCAAACTGAGGTATTGCTCTAACAGTTTGTAATCTTGCTCTTGGTTCAAAGTTAACAATCACATCTTCTATTTTTCTTGCAAGAATATTTGAAACCACTGGTGTCATGTTTTCAAATAACATATCTCTTACACCAGAGTGTATCTCTGGGTGAAAAGGTTTCTCATGTTCGTTTAGTAGTACGAGATTTCTTATAGATCGTTTGACTGCTTGTATATCTTCGACCTTATTGACATCTGAGTTTGTTCCTTTTTTCTTAAAGAACAAGTCTAAGTCTCTGTAAATCCTACTTGATTTATCAGATAAATTTGATGCTTGTGCGTCTGCACCTGCTCTGCCTGGTCTTGATGCCATTAAAAACTCCTACTATTATATTATTTATACAAAAGTTAAGAGATTAATCACCAATGATTACTGATTTAGAAGCAGTTTCTATTTTGTTTGAACCATCAGAACCTGAGATTCCAGCAGGGTCATCGCCTGTATCAACTGTATCGTCTAGACGAGCTGCACCTTTAGTTCCGTTATTAAGATTGATTGTTTTTGCGTCCATTGTCGCATCGCCGGTTACGTTTTGATCGTATGTTCCTTTAATATTTTCCACAACATTACCATCTACTTGTATATTCCAATTACCTTTAACGTAAGTATTACAGTTAGAATCTATTGTAAGATTAACATCACCTTTAACATTTACAAAATCACTACCTGCGATTACTTCATAGTTGTCGCCAGTTATTCTAGTTACTTTATTTCCTTTGTGGTCTATCTCATAAAAGGTACCAGACTCACCATGTATCTCATGAATTCTAGAAGCACCATCTGTATCATCATATTCTTTTATGTTTTTACCATAAGTTTCTCTTACATTATTATTAGGATAAACAGCTGCATAAGTTGATGCTGGTTCATCCCATTTACCATCTGCTTCTATATACATTCCACCAATACTTTTTTCTTCATTTGCGATTGGTACTTCTTTTGTTCTTGCATCTTCTTTAGTTTGTAGAATACTATGTTGTAAGCCTTCATCATTTCTTGCAAGTCTATTGATATCACTCTCAATAAATTGTGTCTCGGTGGTCATATTGAAGTCGTTATCTGTAAGTGGGTCTTCGAGTGTACCGTGACCAGACCATTTTTTTCTTTGTGGATTTATTTCACTTGGGTCATTAAAACCTAAATTTTTATTTGGAGCAGCACCAGGTTTACCTCTGAGTGTACCCATAACAACAGGTTGTTGTTTTTCTTCAGCGTCTAAAAAGAATCCTACTACCCATGTGCCAGGTTTTATTGTACTAAAATCGCCAACTCCTTGCATTGAGGTATCATTTGTTGGCGCCATGACTGTTGCCCATGGCAAATATTCTAATGGAATATCAGAGAGATCATTTGTGTGGTGTCCGTATGCACGAACTTTGACTCGTCCTAATTTATCAGGGTCGTTATTGTCTTCAACAACTCCAATAAACCAAACGAATCCATCTAGACCTGAGAAATGTGTGGTGTTCATTCATATATTTAGTACACCAAAACGTAATATTTTATGCCAAGGTCTTTTACAATTTGCATTACATCGTTCAATTCTTCTTTGTCAAAGTCATGAACTAGATATTTTTGTGGTGTTTTATACAGTATTATTCTCACGTTCACGCCATTGTTTTCTTAATGTAATATAGAATTCATCATTTGTAACTAAATCTCTATACTCTTTGAAGATACGAGCAGACTTTGCTTTATCATTTGTCAATGCATCTTTGGCTTGTGGAATACGTTCAAACTTTTCATTATAGATACGACCATCTTTGTGATTTGCATATCTTCTTGCTCTTGTAAATCCCATCTCTAGAAACTTACGAC